GACGTAGCACACGTTGGACGAGGAGCCACCCATGACGGAACGCAGCCACCAATTGCACCGAGTTCCGTTCAAGCGGTGCGCGGTATCGCGGAACAGGTCGAACTGGCAGTCGAAGCCCACGCTGTAGCCCTTGGTGCCCCACACTGGGCAGCCGTACACCTCCATCTCGGAGGGCGACCACACCTTGCCGATGTCCTGCCAGCTCCAGCTGTTGGAGTCGATGAGCGCGCCGCTCGCGCTGTAACGCTCCTCAAGCAGCACGCGCTGGGTGAGCAGGTACTTGGTCAGCCCCTCGGGCAGGCACGCCTCGAACAGCTTCTCCCACGCCTTGAGGTTGCTGTTCAGGTACGGGTTCTTCACGTCTGCGGTGCCCTGGTTGGTGTTCGCAGTGTTCCACATCAGGTAGCTGTCGTTGGCCACGCCGGTGACGGTCTTGGCCACGGCGACGGGCGCGGACGCGATGAACGCGATGTGGTGGCCCTTGGCGCTGTCGCCGCACTGGTAGTACGGGTCGAAGTGCGCAAGCAGGAAGCGCACGGACTGCTGGGCCGCCACGTTTGACGCGCTCACGAGCGGCACGTCGATGTAGTCGCCCACGCGCATGCCGCTGAAGTTCGCGGCCTGCACGCGCTTGTGCAGCGCGTCGTAGATGGTGGCGGAGCCGGAGACCTCGCCCGCGAGAAGCGTTGCGAGCGACTGGCCCGGGTACTTGCCGATCAGGCCCTGTCGGTTGTACTCGGCGTTGTTGAGAGCCGTGGTGGCGTTGGTGCGGGCGGTGTCGTCTATCATCTCGTAGTTGGTGCCGCCCACTGTGAGGATCTTAGCTTGAGCCATTTCGTTTCCTTCTTAAATCAATGTGATGGTGTTGCCGCTTGCGGAGCATGTTGAGCCGAACGTTACGGTTGCCCCGTTCGCCGATGCCTTTGAAGCCGGGCAGTAGACTGTTCCGCCCATGTATATGAACTGACCCGTCGAGTTCGCCAAAAGCGTTGCGAGCTTCGCGTTCTGGGCACGCAGCTCCGCGACGCCCGAGCTTCCTGCGCTGCCTTGCGCAACGGAGTTGGCGATCTGCAACGCCTGGTTGGCCGCCGCGTCAGCACGCGATGCCGCGCCGTTTGCCGCCGAGGTCGCGTTGCTCGATGCCTGTTGGTCGGCGATATGCTCGTCATGGCGCTGGCTTTCGGCCTTTTTGCGTTCGATCTCGGCGTTCGATCGGCTCGTCTCGTTGTTCTGGCGCGTGGTTTCGGCATTCTTTCGCGCAGTTTCGTTGTCTTGACGTGTTGTCTCGGCGTTCTTGCGCGACGTCTCGTTGTTCTTGCGGGTTGTCTCGTTGTTGCCGCGCTCGGTCTCAGCCGTTTTCCGAGCGTTCTCGTTGGACACGCGCGTCTTCTCTGCCGCTTCGGCGCTTTCAGTCGCGGTGTTGCAGTTCGCCGCTGCCGTCTTGGCCTCTTCGGCGGCCTCCATCGATAGCGTCGACTCGATGCGGAAGATTGAGCCGTCGGTGGTTCTGGCGCGGTCGATGTTGCCCGCATCGTTGAGCAGCAGCGCCGCGCCTTTGTTGGTATCTGCCATCGCACCTCCTTTACTTAGCTAGCACGCCGATCACGATGGCGTGCGGGCCGATTGCCTGGATGATGCATCGGTCACCTGCCTTGGCTCCCGAGCATGAGGTGGTGTACGGGAGCTTCAGGGATGCCCCCTTCACCGATACGGCCATGGTGGCTCCGGATACGGAATTCACCGTTCCGTAGCACGCCTGCTGGCCGGGAGGGTCGTTGGCGGTCGCATCGGCCATCGCGGCGCCGTATCGGCGCATGGCCGACATGAGTTCATCGCTCATACCTCTTCACCTCCATCTCGATTGGGCATCCTCCCACGAGCGTGAGAGTCGCAGTCCTCACCGCGAACTTGCCTCTGATGCCGGCGCTTGTCCAATCAATCATCACGGCATCGCCGCACGCAATCGGTGCATACGTCCTCTTTACCGTGACCCTGTGGATGGCGCTCTGCTGCGTTCGCAGCATCTCGCTTGCCTTGGAGTCTGCGTTCTTCTGCCTCTCTGTGTCGGTGGAGCCTTCGGGCAGATCGCTGTAGCTATACGTGGCGGTTTTTCGCCACCCGCGCGAAACAGTCGAGTATGGGCTGTCGGGGTCTGAGTCGATGGCCGTTCCACGGTAGAAGGCATCCTGCGTCTCGTAGTCGCAGTGCACGACGTTCGCCACGCCAGAGCGGTCAAGCTCGTCCACGACTTCGTTGATGAAGCGTGCGCCCGCGCCCTCTCGGAGGGTCATGGAAACGGGCCTGTCCTGCGGCTCCCTATATTTGCGAAGTACGGGCCTTCCGTAGGCGTCCTCGTCGACGGCGCGGAAGCCCGCCACGTCGAGCAGCGCGTTGCACGCCGCCAGGCGCTTCGACAGCCTCATGTCGCCCGAATCGATTCCGAGCGTCCAATCCTGCGCTAGCTTGTAGTCGGAGCCGTCGGCGATCACGTCAGCGAAGCCAGCCGCCTTGAGCAGCTTTACGACGTAGGGGACAACCATGGTTCCAGCCGCCACCGTGAATGGGGAATCGAATTCGTCCTCCGCCACCTCCGACAGCCTGCCCGACAGGCCTGCCGTGCCGGTTGAGTTGAAGCCGCGTCTGGTCCTTTTCGGCGCTGAGACAACGAAAGTCCCCAGCGCCTCACTGACTGACGCGCCACCGAAGTCGGCATCGAGGTACACCCGCAGCAGATCTGCCCCGATATCGAGCGCCCCGGAGTAATCGACCTGCCCTGTGGTGTAATCCTTGTCCTGGTTGCGCTCAATGCACCCGCCGTTCTTTATGTTCGTGATTCTATCGACCTCGTTGCCGCTTGCGCGGTCTACGCGCATGAAGCGGAACGAGGTGAGAAACGGTTTTCCCCAATCAGCCATTTATCGGCTCCTCGAAGACGTTGTGCGTGACGTTGGCCGAACCCTTCCAGATGCCTGCACCCTTCACAGACATGTCGAAGTCCATGGGGCCGTATGCGCGTTCGCCCGCATGTCCGCGCCACCATCCCCTCCACTGCTCGTCCATAATCCGTATGTACCTGTCGTGGCCGTCGCGCTTCATCTCCCATGAGAGCGAGGTCTTTTTGTTCAGCTCGTCGAGCATGTACGAAATGGGCAGGCCGCCGTTCTCGCCGCCATCGGCGAAGTGGTATGTCTCCACGGATCGCTGAGAGCTTGTCGAGTAGTCGCCGTTGTAGTCGAGCACGAGCACGGTCGATGCATCCTGGCCGAAGTTAAGCGCCATCCCGTGCGCGAACACGTTGGCATCGGTCACGGTCTGCGACGAGGTGCCGTTGTCGGCGTACCCGGTGACCTTGTACTCGTAGTCGGTGTTTAGCGGCGGCACGCGGTCAATCGTCTCTTGAGAGTCGAGCACGCCGGATGCTATGACGGCATCGCCGCCGTACGCCACGCGCTCCACCGTGAAGGCGGAGCAGCGGGAGGCGTTGCCGAGCACCAGCGCGTCACCATCGACTGTGATCGTGCCTAGCATGGAAAGCTCATTGCTCACCTCGTCGGCCGTCATGGGGCCTACGAGCGTGGTCTGCTCGATCTCGTATGACGAGAGGCCGTTGCGCGCCTTCACGTGACACGCCAGCGCATCGTCGTACGACAGCGACACGTCTGGGATGGCCGGTTCCGCCCAGTGCGTCTTGAAGCGGCGCATGGCCGTCTTGGACAGGCCGGAGCCGCCCTTGACCGTGAGCATGAGCAGATAGTCGATGCCGTTGCGTATGGTGGCGTAGCTGCCGAAACTCACGGGCTTCAGGTTCGTGACGTCTGCCGTGGCGACCGTCGCGCCGCCGACCTCTGCGAGCGTGAGCGTTGCCTGCGCGATGCCAGTTTCGTCGGTTGCGGCGACTTGCACCGTGAGCGGCACCGCATCGACGAGCATGCCGTCGGTAGCGGGGGAGGCGACCCAGCACTGCGGGTAGTCGGCGACCGTTATCGCCGCATAGCCAGACCAAGCGCCCCAATCGGCGTGCAGTCCCTTCGTGCGAACGCGAGCTTTCCAACTTCCCTTCGTGAGTGTGACCGATGCGCTTTTCTCGGTCGTGTACGACTTCGTTATCGTCTCGCTGCCGACGAGCTCAAGTTGCGCGGCGGACTGCGCCGAGCCGTCGGGGTGGTTGGGCACCCACGAGAAGGATGCTGCCGACCCCGTTGGCGCAACATGGTCGGCGGTGACCTTCGGTGCGAGAGGCGGCGTGATCGTGGTCACGGAATTCGATTCGACCCACGAAGACGTTAGGCTACCGCGCTTGGCCCTGACGCGGTAGACGATCGTGCCGGCAGGCGCGGAGGTGTCGTGCAGGTCTACCCATGCGGGGTCTTCGCCCTCGGTGGTGGTCGAGACCGCCGCCCACGTATTCCCGTCGTCGCCTGATCGCTGAACATCCCATGCGCTGGCGTACCACCACGCCCCGTAGACGCGCAGCGTCACCTCGGACGCGCCGGCCTTGATGGCATCGATGCGCGAAGGTGCCGACGGAGTTGTGTACGTGGTTCCGCACGAGACGTGCGTGGAGTTGCCGCCCGGGCCGTGGGCGCAAAGGCGGTACTCGTACTTGTGTCCTGCGGTCGTCGAGTTGTCGGTGTAGTTGGTCACGTCCCACGACACGTCGGCGATATTGACCCATGAGCCGTCGTCGGTGCGTCGATCGACGTACACGCCAGCCCAAGGGTATGCGCCGTCCATGCCCGTGTAGTCGACGTCCCACGTGATCTTGTGGGATGTGTCGGAAACGCGGGCCAGCTTCGGGTTCTTGGGCGGATGCGGTTGCGAGTACCCGCGCTGGGGAATCCAAGCGTACTCTGTTGCCCAGGCATCTCCGCCGGCGCTGCCGTAGTAGTTGTTGTACATCTTGCCGTAGACGTGGATCTGCACGGAGCAGTTCCAGCCGCTGGCCCCGCGCCCGACGTCCACGGTGAAGGTCACGGCGTCGCGCGTGGCCCAATTCCCGTAGTTGTTGAGCAGCACGTCGCGCGACCTGTAGGTGATGCCGTTCACGATCACGTCGTAGTGCGTGCCGTACTGTGCCGCATACTTGTCGTCGATCGCGGCGGTGATTGTTATGCGCGAGGTGGTGTCGTTGACCGTGCTCACGCCGTCAACGGAGATATAGCCGCAATACCAGCGGTTGCGCCCCGCGATCTGAATCTCCCTTGTATAGGTTCCCATTGGCTACCTTCCCGACCCTGCGGACCGCCTGGCTGCGGAGACCAGAACGTCAACCGCCTGCATGATCCGCTGGTCTGCGTTTACACTTCCTCCATTGACCGTGACGTTGTAGGTCGTGCCGGCGGCACCTGCCCCGGCAACGGCAACCGACGGAGCGACCGTGATGCCCGAGCCGATAAGCGAGCTCGCGGAGGCTAGCGCCGACGTGATGGCGGAGTTGACCGCCCCCGTGCCGCTGCCGATGCCCTCGGCCCATCCCTCCATGAGCGCCTTGCCCGAGTAGGTTGTATAACCGTGGCCGCTGAATGGGCCGCGCTTTGCGGGCGAGAACGGGAAGAACGAGCGGATCTGCGAGACGGCGCCGGACACGGCGGAAAGGGCGCCGCCGATTGCGTTCTGGATGCCCTGCGTGAAGCCGTTGATCAACGCGCGACCGGAACCGACGAGCCACGACCCAGCGCCTGCGAAGAAGCCCATTACCTGGCCGGGGATGCTGGAAATGGTGTTCATGAGGCTCCCGATATGGCCAGACACAGCGCCGACGAGCGCCGAGAAGGCACCCGTCACTGCCGCGTACACCTGCTGCGCCGCGTTCGCCATCGTAGACACCATGGTCGAGAAGTACCCGGCGATCGAGGAGACGAGGCCGGACACGAGCGAGAGCGCTGAGGACACCAGCGAGCCGACGAACGCCACTACCGCGTTCACACCGCCTGAAACGGCGGCGACCACGGTAGCTATCCCGCCGCCGACAACGGATACGATCGAGCCGATGAACGTGGTAACCGCAGTCACGAGGCCGCTCACGACCGACATGACGAGGCCAATGGCCGAGGCTACGACGGATGCGGCGTTTACCACGACCGAGATCACCTGGCTTGCCACCGTTATCACGACGGACACGATTGAACCAACTACAGACAGCACTGTCTGGATTACCGGTATGAGCATCTGAGCCACGGAGAGCACTATCTGCATGCCGCTAGCCAATATCGGCAGCACGGCGTTGGCGAGGTTTGCGAGCGCCGTGCCGATAGACGTGATTGCCGGCATGAGCGCAGCGCCCACCTGCGACACGAGCGGGCTTACCGCAGCGAAAAGCTGCATGGCGACGCCGATGACCTGCGAAATGATCGGGACGATCATCGCGAAGGCGTTGTGTAGCACGGGCAGGATGGCCTGGCCGACGTTCAGCAGCGTCGAGCCAAGCTGCTCTATGACAGGCCGCACGGCGCTGAACGCGCCGACTGCGCCAGATGCGAATGACGCGATGGCGGGCAGCATCTGCGATGCGAAGTACGTCACGAACGGCGACACCGCCGAGATGATCGTCGTCACGGCTCCGCCAATAGTCGAGACGATGGTGTCCCAGATGCCCGGTATCTGCTCGCCAAGCTTCCCGAAAGCGGACTTGCACGTGCCTACGACGGATGCCGCAGCGTCGGCGATCGCTTGGAACGCCCCCGTTATCTGGGAAGCGTCGACTGTCGGCAGCTGTATGCCAAGCTCAGCCAAGGCTCCTACGGCGATGTTCCAAGCAGTCGCGAGCGCTTCCGAGAGCACTGGGCCAAGGACTGGGCCAAGGCCAGACAGCACAACCGGGAACGCCTCGACGATTCCCTTGCCGATCTGCGCAACCCTCGGAGCCACGTTCGTAGCTACCGCGCCGATCGACTCAAGCAGCTGCTGCGTGAGCTGCGAGAAGTCGACGTCGTCGCGCCCGAGTCCGGTGATGAAGTTCTCCCACGCGGCCTTCGCCATGCCGATGGAGCCGCTGATCGTGGTAGCGGCCTCCTTGGCGGTGGTGCCGGTGATGCCCATGTTCTCCTGCACGGTATGGATGGCCTCGACCACATCGGCATAGCTGTCGATCGTGAGGTCGGCGTTCTTGCCCTGCTCCTGGCGCAGCTTGTTGGCATCGGCGATAAGGCGCTTCATCTCAGCCTGCGTGCCGCCGTAGCCGAGCTTCAAGTTGTCCAACATCGTGTAGTTCTGCTTCGCAAAGCCTTGGTAGGCGTTCTGCACGTCTGTCATGTCGGAACCCATCTTGTTCACGTTGTCCGACATGTCGCCCATGGCCATGTTCGCGTAGTCAGCCGCCTTGGCGACATCGCCGCTGCACGACGAGACGAGCGAGGCCGCGAAGCTCGTGGCCTGCGTCATGTACTGGTTGGCGGACATTCCGCATGTCTTGTATGCCTCTGCGGCATAACCTTGCAGTGTCTGCGACGCGGAGCCGAACAGGGTGTCGACGCCGCCAACCAGCTGTTCGTAGTCTGCATATGCGGAAAGGGCCGCGCCGCCAATCGCGGTCACGGCCCCTGTGAGCGCTGTGAACCCGGCCACCGCCGCAGTGGCGACGCCCTTGGCTACGGTTCCAAGCCCTGTCAGGATGCCCGAGGACTTCTTGGCCCCGCCGTCGATGCCGACGGTCATGGAGTCGCCGAAGGCCTTGCCTGCGGCGTTGCCCTGGCTGCCGAACTCCTTGCCGATTTTGCTCGCGAAGCCATCCATCGACGGCATCAAGGACACATAGGCCGACCCGACACTAGTCGCCATCTTCCCCTCCTATCCCCAGGATCTTGTCTATCTCTTCCTTGGCTTCCAGCGCGTTCGCGCGGTGGCGCTCAAGCTCTGCGAGCTGCGCCGGCGTCTTGATAGGCTCGGGAGGCTCCGCGCTCCTGTCCTTCTTGTCGGCCATGCCCCAGGCGATGCACCGAAGCTGGTGCTCGATACGCCAGAGCATGTAGTCGGTCGTGCTCCACCTGAGTTGCGGGTACTGCGCCTTGGCGAGGCGCGAGTTGTCGGGGAGGTGCTGCCAGAGAAGCGCCATCCGATCGAGGTCTTCGGGCGCTCCATCCAATGGCAGGGCTATGCCGTAGAACTGCTGGAAGTCTGCTATCGCTTCGCCGCGCCTGTTCTCGAGGTCGCTGGCGAAGCCTATTAGTTTTTTGCCTTTGCAGCCTCGAATGCCGCGTCGCACAGGCGGCGCATGTCGTAGGAGGTGCCTCCGAGCGCTTCGATGTACTCCTCGTCGCGGCCCATGAAGATGCGCTCCATGGCGTCCATCATCCCCGCCGGGTCGGTTTCGCTTCGGGCGAACTGCTTCACAGTCTTGTAGGACTTCAACTCGTCGAGGTCTGCGGCGAACTCGCCGTCAACGCCGTCGACGGAAAACTTGATCTCGGTCATCTGCATTCCTCCTAGGCGCTGGCGGTTTCGGTCGACTCGATGTAGTCGTAGCAGGTGTTTCCGTCGCTATCGACCAGGTACTTGAGCATGATCTGACGCCCGGCGATCTCGCTCACCGCGAGCTTGAGGTCGTCAAGCTCGGATAACTTGGCGGAGGGCACGACCTTGCGCCAGCGGCGACCGTTCTTGAGCACGAGTTCGAGCACGATCGACCACGCCTCGTCCTTGTTGCCGTTGTGCTCGACGGTGATAACGCCATCGAGGTCGGTCACGTTTTCGGCGCCATACATGACCTTGAGTGTTTGCGCCTTGATCTCCGCGAGCGTGAGCTTCGCAGACTCCACGCGCGAGGTCGTGGCGGAGTCCATGAGGTCGCCGTTCATATCCTTCAGCTCGTTGGCGTCGGTCTCCTCGGACTCGGTGTAGCCGTCCTCGGAGATGAAGCCGAGATTGAGGAAGGCTTCGGCGAGATTGGTCTTGATGTCTGTGGGGAGGGTGGTGCCGGCCGGAGCCACGAAGATGTATCCGCCCTTCACGCCCTTGGTGGACGAGACGTTCTTGGTCTCGTTTTTCTTGAAAAGTGCCATGTCGGCTCCTATTCGCAAATGGTTACGTTTACGTTGGTCTGGTATCGGCGCTGGCGGCTGTCTGGGTCGTCCCAGCGGTACGTGTCTCCGCACGTGGCCTCGAACACGCACTCCTCGTCCATGAGACTCGGCACTGCGTGCTCCACGGCTTCGGCGATCTCTGCGGCGCGTCTGCGGGTCTTCGCCCATGACTGCGCCACGAGCTGCACACGGTTGATGCAGCCGCTGCGGCTAGATCCGGTCTGCGACACCGATATGAACTCGCTGGGCCTGTCAGCTGGTACGTCGAGCACGGCCTCGATGCCGGTCTCGTCCATGAGCCGCTGCGCCACCATGCGCTCCACGTCCATCACTCACCGCCTCCGAACATGGATCTGAGGCGGTTGTGCTTGCGCTCGCTCGCATGGGCGTGCGGAGTCGCCGTGGTAACCACGAAGCCGTTTGCGAGCTTGCCCTTGAACTTGCGGACTATGTAGCCGGCACCCTCGCCGGGGTGCCGGGAGAAGGACGAGTTGCACGATGCCGCTGCGGCGTCTGCCTTCTTCTTAAGAAGCGTTTGCACCGCGCCTGAGTTCATAACCTCGGCATAGCCGCCGCGCTTCCAGCCCTTCCACTCGAACTTCACCTTGCACTTAGCCATCGGTGCGCCCCACTTCCACGGTGAGGTTCCAATCGCCTGGGGTGTTTTCCGGGTCGTAGCGCTGCGGGTCGCCTATGACGCGGTACTCGGTGCCTCGAACGTTCACGCGGCACCCCTTGAGCGATGCGGTGAAGCTCTTGGGGAAACACAGCGTGTAGGCGACCTCAGTGCCATCGGGGCGCGATGCGTCGAGTTCCGACGTGGCCCCCGGGCACACGACCACGCCCTCTATGGCGGTGTTCACGCTGCCGCGCTCGATAGGCTCGCCGAGCGAATCGAAGTCGACCACTGGTGTTGTGACCGTCACCGATTCGGTGCTTATGAGTCCCATTCGGCATCACTCCCAACCGGTTGGAGCGCCCCGATGCGCTGGTCGAGCAGCCCGAGGCGCTTCAGCTCCGTCTTTCCCAGGTACATTTCGCCGAGGGCAGACCCGTACGACACGCTGGCCGTGTAGCCGCCTGCGCCCTGGCTGTACTGCATGGCACCCGCCAGAGCTGCTGGCGCAGACAAGACCCTGTTGACCACGAGGCAGCACACCGCTGCGGCAGATCGGTCGAAGGCGGCTACCTTGCCGCGCTCGTAGTCGCCCACGTTTGATTCGTAAGCGCTCATGAGCAGGTCTGACGCGTCTGAGAGCAGGGTCGCGGCGCGTGCCTCGTCAGTCGGGTCGCCGTACCTCGCCCTATAGTCTTCGATGGTCGCTAGCGGCTCCATGCGCCTACTCCTCGCTGGCAGGCTCTTCGGCCTTGCCGGAGTCAACCGGCTTCGCGGCATTCTCGCCGGCCTTCTGCTCGGATGCCTCGGAGGTCGCGGCCATCACGCCAGCGTCGACGAGGCACTTGACCACCTTGGCGATGGTCGGGTTCGCACCAGGGTTTGCGGCCTGTTTGGAGATGCCGACAGGCTCGCCGTCGGCGGTCACGAAGCAGACGTGCTGCGGGAGGATCGGGGATGCCTTGGATGCGTCCTCAACGATGAACTTCTGCACAAGGTTCGCCATGGTTACCGCCCCCTAGGCCGTCTTCAGGATGGCGAAGGCCTTGGGGTCGAGAACCGCGTAGGCAAGGACTGCCTCGGTGCGGTACGCGACCTGGTTGTATCCCTTCAGGTCCTGACCGGTGTTGTCGGGGTCGCCGTACTCGATGATCTCGGAGGTCATGTCGCGCACCATGCCCCACTTGATGGTGGAGAAGTCGCCCATGATGCCCGCCACCTTCGGGTCGATCTTGCAGCGGCGACCGTTGACGGTGCCGGAGGTCGCGGCGGGGATGCCGTCGATGTTGCCGACGTTGAGGGACAGCGGGATCTCCGGGTAGAGGCGCTGGCCGGTGGCGGGAATGCGCAGCTTGCGGAGGTCTGCGGCGAACTTGCGGGAGAGCGCGAAGCCGTTGATGTCGTAGTCGATAAGCGCGTCGGCCAGCGCGTCGATGTCGTCGACTGCGGATGCCGAGGCGGTTACGGCGTTGGCCCCTGCGGTGAGCGCGGTGTAGCCATCGAGCGCGGCGCCCGTCTTGGGGGACACGGCGTGGTAGACCACGTAGTCGAGCGCTCGGCCGATCGCGGCGGTCTGGTCGGCGATGATGTTGGTCACGATCTCAAGCTGGTTGTCCTCGTCGGCCCAGCGCAGCTCGTCGGAGACGCGTGTGGTCGTGACTACCTTCACGCGCTTTGCGACGATCGGCGTGGTGGAGACCTCGGAACCGCTCTTCTTCGCGCCCTCCGCAACTACCTCGGCCTCGGTTGTCGGGTTGAACACGATGTAGGTGGTGTCGGAGAACGTCTGCGGGGTGCTGGGGGACAGCGCCGCGATGGTGGAGGTGTCCTTTGCCTTGTTGATGATGGAGGTCACTACCTTGTGCGGGAGCTTGACCTTGCTGGTGTCGTTAGCCATTTCGGCTCCTTACTTGTCTCTAGTTGTTACCGAGGAGCTGGCGCGTGAAGTCGCGCAGCTCAGATTTGTCGCCGTCGCTCGGCTTCGGGAAGCTTCCTGGCTTCTCGACCTTGGGCGCGGGCGGCTTTTTGAACGCGGCGAGCATGTCGTCTGCCCACTTGGACATGCTTTCTTCGTCGTCGCCGACGATCAGGCTCGCCGGCACGCCCTTCTCCTGCGCGACCTTGGCCGCGATCTTCGACCGCTTCTCTTCCTTCTCCTTGTCGTCGAGCCTCTTCTTGAGGTCGGCGATCTGGTCTTCGGCGGTCTTGTTCGCGTTGTTGGCCTCCTCAAGCGCCGCTGCTGCGGTTCTGTTGGCCTTCGCCTTCTTCTCCCACTCGCGCGAGTGCTTCTTCTCGGCCTCGTACAGCGCCTTGTAGTCGACGGGCGGCTCCTGGTTGGCGCCATCTCCGCCTTCTGCTCCCGGCACTTGCGTGGGTTCGTTTGCTTCTGCCATGTCGCGTCCTTTCCCGTGCCGTGCGGCACGCCTGAGCTGCCGTGCGGCTGCTCAACGGTCATCAGTTGGGCCGTGCGGCCCGTCCGCGACAGTTTCTTATGAGCGTGAGATTCGGCATGAAAAAGGCCACCTGTAGGTGGCCCTTGCTGTTTTTTGCGGTTATAATCTGGTTAGCCAGCGGGTTGTTTGACTCACCTATAGAGACATGCAGCCGCTGGCTATTTCTTTATTCGCAGGAGTTTCCCATCGTGCCCGAGCATCCTGACCTCGCTGATGTGATAGCGGGCCATGTACTTGCTGATCCACTTTATCGCCTGCTCGTCCGTCACCTTTTCGTTCTCGCTCACGTCGACGACGGTGAGCTTTACGCCATTCTTGCCGGGTATTGACTTGATGTGAGACTTGAACGTGTTCTCAGACCCAGCTCCGTAGATCGTCTTGATTTCGATACCCGTTGATAAATCCGCTCGGCTAATCGTTGTCTTCCCATCGGAGTTCGGTGCTGTCAGATGCGATTCGTCTTCCCAGAACTCCGCCTTATAGCCAAGCGCGTTCAACTTCTCGGCGGTAATTCTTTCGCCGGGGTCTTTCTTCCAGCGCTTTAGCTTCTCGCCTTTCACGGCGGAGTCCGTAAACTTGATGCCGGAATGTTCTCCCGATGCGTACCACTTCGGATCGCGCAGTTCGATCTCCTCGACCATGCGCTTGTTCACGTACTTGTCGAAAGCCTTGCCGGCCTTGTTTCCGTGGGCCTTGATGTACGCCTCTCGCTCCGCGTCGGGCATGGCGTCCCATTCCGCCCACAGCCCGTTGCGACCGCCCAATGTGTCAAGGCACTCGTTGAACCTGCCGTACATGCCGTCGGGGTCGTAGCCCTTGACCTTTGATCCCTTGCCGAAGCTCGGCACGACGCGGCAGTCGCACTTTGGGTGCGAGTGGCTTGCGGCCTCCTTTGTCTTGTAGTTGAAGCCGAACGAGGAGAGCATGAGGCAGAAACCGCACGTCTCGCCAGACGGCACGCGTGCGTACCTCGGTTTCGCCGGGTCTTTGGAGACGTTGTGCGCCACGCACATGTTCGCGGCCTTGCGGATCTCTGCGTCGAGGCGGCGAACGCACGCGGCAACGAACATGTCGGTGGCTCCCTGCTTCACCACGCTTGCCATGAACGCCTTCACCGAGCCGTACGTCGCCTGGGGGTCGCGCAGCGACTCGGCGACGGCGGCGTACTTTCCGGGCGCTTCCTGCGCCTTGCGCACGGCGTCGTAGAACTCGGCGGCGCGGCCAGCCGCAACGGTGTCGGCGTAGTAGCCGCAAGCCGTCTCGATCACCTCGTAGGCCGCCTCTCGCAGCGCCGCTATGTCGCCGTTCCCGCTCGCCTCCCAGTCGGCCACCAAGCGGGTGAGCGCGTCGCCGGCTTGGCGCTGCGCCATTCCAGATAGCGCGTTGATCTCGTCCGTAAGCTCGTTAAGCAGGCTGCGAGGTATCTCCGCCATCCTCGCCCTCCTTCGGCTCGAACAGCGAGGCCACGGCAGCGCTCGCCTGTGCCTTCTTGTTGTCGCTGTTGATGCGCTGGATCTGCTCGTCTGTGTAGTCGAGCATTTCGAGCATCACGTCGGAGTTGGCGAGCTTCGGCAGACCCTGCACCTGCTTCAACGCGGCGTCGGACAGGCTCACGATTGACGGGTAGGCCGGGGACATGAAGCGCGGGTTGAGGTTGTAGCCGGCATCGCGCTCGGTCTCGTAATCCGTGCCGTTCGCCACAGCGAGCGCCATGTAGGCCACGTTGCGCAAAGCGTTGCCATTCTCGCGGTTGAGGTTCTTCGCATCGATCACGAGCGGTTCGAGCGATGCAGCGATGGCATCCGAAGAGGATGGGTTGTCGTTGCTCACGCCGAAGAAAGACACCGGAACATTGGTGACCGCCGACATTTGGCATGCTAGCTGGCGCAGGTACTCGGTGAGCGGCGCCATCTGCAACTGGGCCGACTGCCACACGGTCGGCGAGTCTCCGTCAGGGTCTTTGGTGATCTCGTTGACCGCCCCCATCGACGCGTCGTACTTGTTCTGCCCGTTGATCATCTTCTTGTATGTGCCGAGCAGCCAGGTCTGCGGCAGCGTCGCGGCCTCAGACGCCACCTCCATGCGGGCGCGTTGGCGTATGGCGTCGTCTGTGATGCTCATGACCGAACGGCTGATGCGCGAGGAGCCGAACGGTCGCTCAAGCGTGGCATCGTAGGGCATAGGCTCCATGAGACAGCGACCCATGCCATGCTCCATGTAGTCGGCCACCCAGTGGCCGCTGCCGCGCGTAAGCACCACCAGCGCGTCTTCTGTGAGCAGGTGCACGACGGTCGGCACGCGCTCGGTGTCACCTGGCATCTTCTTCGACTCGGCCACAACGAGACCGGCCTTGATGCGCTTCTGCGCGTCATCCCAGATTGCCGCCGCTGCGGTTGCCGGGTACGCGGAGATGATTGGCTTGCCGCCGCCGTCCGTGACAGTCCAGAAGCCGCAGCAGTGCTTCAGCTCACCGATAAGGTTCTTGCGGTAGAGAGCTTCGAGCTGGTTGTCGGCACATATGTCGCGCAGCCGCATGGTAACGGCATCGTCGTCGGCAGTGAAGCCGTTGAACACCGAGCGATCTGCCAGGGCGTGCACCGCCTTCTTGGGCCAGTCAACGCGCGGGTTGATCTTCTTGGCGAGGGCTTTCGGCATGGCGATGCCTAGGTCTTTGACGCCGACGTGTCCGAGGTAGTAGTCCTCCCGCAACATGTTGCGGGATCGGTGGGTGCGCCACGTGTCCATAAGCTCGCGCACGAGCGCCTTGTCCTCGTGTCGCAGGCCTTCCGCCGCCGCGACCTGTCCGGCCAGTTCCATGTTCACTGCTGCCATCAGAAGCTTGCCTCCTGTTTACGTCTCGGGTCTCTCTTGGTTGTCCTCGCCGCCCATAGGGCCAGCGATGCGCTCTCAATCGGCGCTGACGAAGAGTCGGGGCCGTCGCCGAAGCCCCAGCCGTCGCGCCCGATGTCGCGCTTGATCGACTTCGTTGCGGAATCGTCCAACGCGGGCGATTCGATGTGGCTCGTCGTCCCGGCGTTGACCTCGTCGGCCAGCATCGTCGCGGCGGCCTGCACGATCGCGGTGCTGCCCATGACGATCGCCGACTTCGGCATCCTGCCGTCCAGAAGTCGCTGCTTCAGCGCGTCCGCTCCGCTCTTTCCGTCGATGCAGACGCACGCGATCTCCTCGCGGTTGCGCAGCAGCATGTCGGATATGCCGACAGTGCCGCCCTCAGCGCCCATGAGGTCGTAAAGCTCGACGTAGGAGCCGGCACCGCGCTCTGCCTTCGCCCAGGACACGGCAACGCGCGACCCGTCGGGCGAGAACTTCACGCCGAACGCGAGCTTGCCTTCCTGCATCGGCCCCGCCGCCTCGCACGCCTTCCACTTGGCGCTCGAAAGCGCGTATGAGTCGGCTCCTCCGATTGGGCTCCACCAGCCAAGGCGCTCACGCGCGAAGACGTCGGGCTGCATCTGCTCGGACTCGCCGCGTACGGCCTCTATGTCGAGGATTGTGCCGAGAGACGGGTTGTACTCGAACCATCGCGACTCGTCGTGCACGTCGCCGATCTCTGTAGCGCCCCACTCGATCCATCCCATCTCGGACCTGCCGTTGTGAACGTCCTCGTGGAGGTCGCGGAACACCGTGCCAACGTTGTCGGGGCTTGGCGGCGTGCCCAGGTAGATCGTCTGCGGGTTGTGCTTCGACCCTGCCGAGATGGCGGGCAGAGAAGCCGCCTGCTGCTTGGCCGTAAGCTCCTGCGCCTCGTCGTAGATAAGCACGTCGTAGGTCTTGCCTCGCGCCAGCGAGTCGGTGCGCGTGGTGAAGCGGATAAGGCCGCCGTTCTTGAGCTTGATGGCCTGTTGGCCGTTGGTCTTGCGCACGGCGAGCAGCAGGGCGTTAAGCTCAGGCTCGTCCTCGTCCTCGAATGGCCTTGAAAGCTCCTGGAACATCTGGTCTGAGGTGTCGCCGTGCTGGCATGTGTACAGGATCTTCTCGCCGTTGAGGGCGCCGTGGAAGCAGCGGGCGCGAACGTCCCAGCTCTTGCCGTTCTGTCGCGGGATGGATATGCCGATCGAGCGCAGCAGGTACTTGTCGCGTCCGTCGCGGGCGAGCATGGCGTCGAGCAGGTGCGGCTGCCACGGCAGCGGGTCACCGAAGTACGCGGATGCCAGTTCTGCCGCCATGGGGCCGTCCCCGTCGAGCCTTTCTGGGATGTTCGCCTCGTATGTCGGGGTCTGCCTCGCCTGCATCACGCGCCTGCCGCCTTGGCACGCGTCTCGCGGTCGTCGAACATGAGCGTGAGCAGCTTGCCGTGGGCGCTCGCGGGTCGCGCCTGCTGCACCGTGACGTTGCGGGCCGACTTGGACAGGCCGAGCTGGTCTGACAGCGCCCTGATCTCGGTGCTGGCCTCCTTCAGCACGGTCAGCGCCGGATTCTTGCGCATCATCTTGAGCCGCTTGCCGCCCTTGCCTCTGATCGGCTTGTATGCGGTGGCGTCGAGTATTTCGATCTCGTTGCCCCCGAGGGCCATGGCCTCGCGTGCCTGGTTCGCCACGGCGTGCCAGTAGCAGAGCAGCGCCAGCGTCGGCGCATCCTCCTGCGCGAACGTGCGCCTCGCGGTCAGCTGCTCCCAGATGGCGGCTTGCACGGGGTCGCTGGCCACTTCCTGCGGCATCTCGATGTTCTCGGCCATGATTCCCTCCTTCTTCGCGGGGAATCGTAATGGCGGCGTGAGATAGCGAAATCGTTCGGAACGGGCGGGGGGAAATCGGCCCTAGGCGGCCGGAGTGGCCTTCCGACCCGGGGGAGGGGCGACCGCCCCGCCTCTTTTCGGCGGCTTCGGCGCTTGGGGCCAAAAGAAAGGGCGCGACCGCCGAAACGACCGCGCCCCTATTGGTGCATTGCTATGTTTTCCCTCAGAACAGCCGCGTGCGGCGTATCTGGTACTGCTTGGCGTCGCCCGGCATCCTGTTGCCGCGCCGCTGGTTGCAAATCCTGTGGGCTGCATCCACGTTGGAGTAGTCCAGCGGGCTGCCTCCCCTCGACACGGGCAGCAGCTCGTCCACCTCGAAGCTCCACGGGTCGCCGCTCGGCAGGCTGTAGTCTATCGGCTGGCCGCATATGTGGCACGGCCTTCCCTCTGCCCTCAGCCTCGCTCTCAGCTTGCGCCTTGCGTTGCCGTTGCGGTTGCGCGGGTTGCCACTCATGCCAGCATCGCCGCTATCCCGCCGATGCACCACACGATGCCGTAGCACACGAGCAGCACCAGGAAGAGCATCACGAGCATGGACACGACAGCACCGGCTGCATCCATTAACTTCTTGTATCCCATGTCAACCTCCAATGATCATGCTGGCCAGCGATACCGCCGCCCACAGCGTCAATCCGTCTATTAGCAGGGATGCCGCTATCACGAGCAGGCATCCCCGGTTGCATCCCGGGTGGCTCATTCGTCCTCCAACCTTATCGTTCCGTCGTCGTATTCGGCCCGCAGCCAGTCCAGGTACTCGCCCCACGAGGCGAAGTCCCGCACCCAGCGCGACTCGAACGCGCACGTTGTGAAGGGGTTGCACTCGCTCAGCGAGATTTTGAGCCGCCGCCCGTCGCGCAGCATGCGCACCTCCATGCGCATCGCGGCCTCGGGCGAACCGAAGTAGCGTTCCCAGTTGGTCAATCTGCCACCTCCTACCCGCAGGCGAGCAGGGCCAGAACCACCAGCCCCGCCGCCAGCATACGGATCGCGCAAATCTCAAGGGCCAGGACCGCCAGCATCAGCGCCATGGCGAAGGCAGCTAGGGCTTGAAGTGCTCGCAAGCGATCTCGCCCCCGTCCCTCATGTGGCCGAGCGCCCAGTCCACGGCCTTGTTTGCCGTGTCTGCCATCGTTCCGCCCGCAAGCTCCTCGTTGGCGATCGCGGACTCAAGCTCAAGGCCGCACACGCCGTCGTCTCCGTCGGTGCCCTTGAACCACGCGCAGTCCCAGCACGGGTCTGGCTCCTCCTGGTTCCACGGCGCGTTCGGGTCTCCCTCGTAGCAGCCTGGCGGCAGGTTCCAGCCGCTGTGAGGCTCGTATCCGGCTATGCTCAAATCAATCACCGTCCCAAACGCCATCGGGGCGCATCCTCGCCATGGCGAGCAGCTGTAACAGCGCCCGCTTGGCGTTGCCCTCGGTGGCCTCCCAGTAGTCGTCCGAAACCTCGTCGGACAGCTTGGCCGCTGCCGCTTCGAGCACGGGGATGGACTCCGCGCCCGTCATGCCGTAGATGGTGCGGATGCCCTTGTCGCCGAGCACGCGGTAGTAGTGCTTGCCGTAGTTGTAGGTGACGTTCAGCCAGAGACCGGTAGTGCCGCCCATGGCGTAGGTGCCGCCACGCATGTCGTGAGGCACGTCGGTTTGCAGCGCCTCGTGCGTCACGGGGTCGCACAGGCGTATGTCGTAGCTCATCGCGCCTCCTCCCAGTAGTCGCAGTGGTTGTTGTCGCCCGTCACGAAGTGTTTGCCGCCGTGATTGCAGTAGCAGCGCGTGCCGGTAGTGCTGCCGACCTCGTTGCCGTCCACGTCGAAATGAACGATCGGCACAACGTCGTGCTCGTGGTGGGCGCAGTTCTCGCAGCGGTGCGCAGGCGGCTTCCACTCGTCGTGTATGTCGGGGTTGAATACGTATTGGTCGGTCATTTATCCTCCTCGTCGGCTCGTTTCCAGTAATGACCTCCGGCCTTGCATCCCGTTCTGACGGCCCTCACGATGTTCGAGCTAGCGCAATACCCGTATGTCGCGAGCGCCGCCGCGCCAGCCGACTCGAATCGCACGCTATCGTCGCGGACAACGGCGCCCACCGGGCCAGCCATCTGGGCAACGGGGATCTTCTGACGCTCTTTGGCAATCAATAAAGCTCGCTTCATTCGCTGCCTTGGAATCTTGATCCCTGTCTTCTTGGCACAGCCCGCGTGATAGCCGGTTTTCGAGAGTGTGTACCCGCCACACAGAGGGCAGACGGTCGCATAGCCGCAGCGGGCGCGGGATTCCCACCATTGGCGGTTTCGCCTCTCGCGCAGCTCGCTTTCGGTAAACCGCTTCGTCCTGCCTCTAGCCATTCTTGGCGACCTTCGCGCCGCAATCTGGGCAATACGTCGCGCTGCTCATGCATAGGTAGTCGCATCCGCATTTTGCGCAACACGTGCGGCCGTCTTCATCGAGGACAAGGTGCGTGGTCGCGCGGTCGATAAGGCCGGTCAGCTTGCCTATGCGCTCAATAGCTTGCTCTGGCGTGTGGCCGTCCCACTCTGGCGCTCGGTCAAGCTCCTTGCAGCGGAACATACCCCAGTACGGATCGATGTCGTAGTGATAGGTGGCCTGGCCGTCTGGCGTGTCGATGCCGACGATGAACATGCCGCCATACATGGCGCCGTCGCTGTGCGCCTTCGCTTTCCATGCCTTGTCGGGAAACGCCGAAACGACGACGGAAAATAGCACGGCTCGGTGGTGGTATAGCTCGTCAAAGGTGTGATAGCCGTCGGACGTGCTTCCGTTGATGGGGTTCGGCCTGATGAGTCCCGCCAGGCGCGTGAACAAGGAGCGCGGATCGGGGAAATCTTCATAGTTGCATGCCACAGACTGAAGGCGTGCCCACCATTCGGATAGAGACGAGCCGTCGAGGTAGACTGCATCGTGTTCAAGCTGGTCGGCAACGCTGTTGCGCGTCGCGTCGTCAATCATCATCGGCACCTTCCTATGCTTTTCAGGTACAGGTTGTTGCGGCGCGATCGCGCTAGCGCGCGGCAATATCGGCGCTGCCACCTCGGGTCGAGCCGCTTCGCCAGCTTGCGTATTGCCTTCGCCGCTTGGAGGAACGCCCGCGCGAAGCACTCGGCCAACGCCTTCACGGCATCCACCGTCATGCTGGCTGCCTCGGCGAAGAACTCGCTACTCCTCATAAAGCACCTCCAACCCGTATGCGGTGGCGGCGTCGTGTTCGATCTTGCAGCCTCGGGCGTCCTCCCAGCCCTTGCAGAAGTAGGCCGCGTGGCACAGGCTCATGTTCTCAAGCGACTTCGCAAGGAAGCACAGCGGAACCTGCACCACGCCGCGCTCCTTCATGGCCTCGTCGCTGTACCACTCGTCGGTGAATAGGGTGTTCACGACCTCGTAGCCCATCTGGCGCAGCTTCGCCACGGCGAGGTCGCGCGTGGCCACGATCTCCTCGTCTGTCTTGCCGGCCATCGGCTGCGAGATCATGGCCTTCTTCACGGTTGCGGCTTCCTTGGCGGTCTCGGTTTTCTTCTCGTCGGTCATCAGATTTCCTTTCCTATCAGCTTCCACAGGTCGAGGAGCGTTCTCCTGCACCTGCGTATGTCGTTCTGTATCTGGGTCTTGCCCTGCCCGTCTTCCAGGCCGTAGCCGAGGCTGCCGTAGGAGTGCAGGCACGACTCGCTAGCCTCTCGGGCCTCGATGTTGTCGCACAACTCGTCAACCATCAGGCGCAGCAGTTGCGCTTTCCGCAACACCTTGGCGTTAGCCATCGCTGCGGCCCTCGCAGGCGATGATGATTCCCGCCGTGATGGACTGCACCATGTAGGCCAGCTCCTCGGCGGCGGGCGTGTCCTCCCCAATGCTGGCAAGCATGTCGCACGCCGCATGCGTCGCCTCGTGGGCGGCGAGCGCGTACAGGTCCGGGGCCTTCACCTTGCGGCTGATCCAGATCACGCACCCCTTGCCCGGGATGCAGCTGGTGAGGCCGTCCTTGCCCTTGGTGTCTCCCGGCTCTTCGCCCATCCTGCGCACGGCCTCGCGGTACTCTCGCTTGCTGGTGGTGACCCAAAGCGGGTCGAACGGCATAATCAGCGGCTCAATCTCGGTTGCCATCGCGTTCCTCCTCACAGCCCAACTCCACGCAACCGGGGAACCGGCCCCGCAGGTCGAGCACGGTTCCGTCTTCCAGCAGTGCGAAGCACTGGTAGCTGTCGTCGGTCAGGGCCTCGACGATGGACAGCGCCTCTTCCTCGGTGCCCGTGGTGGCGATTTCGATGCCCTGCCGGTATGCGCTTGCGTAGCTCTGGCAGAGCGAGCGCTCGTAGATGCGTATCATTCGCGCGCCTCGGCAGCCTGCTTGTCGTACTTCGCGCGAAGCTCAGGTTCGAACTCCTTGATGAACGCAAGCACGCTGATGCCCTCGGGCAGGTAGTACTTGCGCACATTCTCAAGGCACCAGTCCTCGAACGTCTCGCCGTCGGTCACCTCGCACGCGTATCCCGTGCAGTGGCTCATGAGCGCATCGCGCCCGGCCTTGCGGATGGCCTGCTGCATCGCGGAGCCGTGCGCCGCCTCGATGGCATCAATCTGCCCGGTCAGCTCGTCGATGCGCTCGTCGCGGTACTTCAGCTCGCGGTTGAGCATGTCGTTCTCGTCCTGCTGGTCGAACAGCTGTGCGAGCACGTACTGCTCGCAAGTCTTGATCTCCATGGTCATTTCCCTTCTCGAATCATTTCGTTTCCGTGTTCGTCGGTTATCGCCCAATAGCCGTACTCGTACAGCCCCGGGTGGTGCGGCTCGTAGACTTCCAGCAGTTGGCCCGTCCACCAGGCCTCCTCGTACACCTTGGAGCGCCAGCGCCACTCGGCCCTGAGGCCCGCGCCGCCGTGGAACTGGTTGTGGCACCCGGTCGTGCCGCTGCCGCACAGGGCGAACAGCGGGCTTCGCAGGCTCCACGTGCCGTTCGGCGTGACAAGCTCGAACTCAAGCCCCCAGCTTCGGTGCGCCACGTGGTGGCAGCTCTGTGCGCGCCTGCCGCAGACGCAGCAGCGGTCTTGCAGAAGCTCGTACGACCGCTTGCCCGTGTAGCGCGCCCCGAGGTGTGGCTTTCCGTAAAGCTCGGCGCGCTCCTTCGGCCAGCCGCGCAGCTGGCTTGCTTGCAGGATCATGCGAGCCTCCCGTCCGGGCCGTCGAACTCGACCACCCTTGCCCCGTGGCGCAGCCGCGACACGATGGCCTTGGCCGTGTCGGCGTCGCCCTGCTCGGCGAGCCTGCGCACGAGGTCGCTGGGCCTGTACTGCGTAGTGACCAGCGTGGGGCGCATCGCCGAGTAGCGCTGGTCGATGAGCTGGAACAGGCTGTCGAGCACGAAGCCCGTGGGCCTGCGCTTGCCCAAGTCGTCGATGAGCAGGTAGCCCGCTTCGGCATAGCGCTTCAAGGGGTCGCCGCCGTCGTGGAAGCTGCGCTGAATCTCGTCGAGCACGCGGTACATCGGCACCATGAGCGGCGACTTGCCCCGGTCGTGCAAGCGCATGGCCACGGCTGCGGCGCAGGTCGTCTTGCGGGTGCCGACGTCGCCCCACAGGTAGAGCCATTGGCCGCCCTCCATGGCAAGCGCAAGCTCGTCGGCCATGGGGTGGTCAAGCCCCAGGTAGCGCTCGGGCACGCCGCAGCGCACAAGCGAGCGCCTGCGCTTCTCGGCGACGGCCTTCTCGGCCTCAGCCTGCTCTTGCGCCGCTATGGCAGCGCGCTCGGCGACGGCCCCTTCGCAGCCGCACGACTCGTAGCCGCAGAACAGACGCTTGAGGCCCAGCTGGGCGTACCGCGCGTTGAGCACGGCCCCGCAATGCGGGCACTCAGTCGTACTGGGAAAAGTCGTCACCTTCGCTTACCTCCTGCTTCGTCTCGCGTATCGGCTTCGAGGTGCGCACCCAGTTGCGCACGGAGGCCTTCCAATCCTTCATTCGCGATTTGCCGACCATCCAGCCCTTCTGGGCGTAGAAGTCGACGAACCGCTCTGGGTCGAAGTCGGTCGAGGCGAGGTCGATGCCCTTGGACGCCGCATAGGCGGCTGCGTACTCGGCTACCTCTTTGGGAGAGGGGGCGCGGAAACGCGCCGCACTCGCTTTTCCCTCTTCCTTAATTCCTCTTCCTACTTCCTCTTCCTCTTCGCTTGGCCGTTTGCTTTCGGCTTTGCTTGCCAGCTCGCTTGACGTTTTGCTTCCGCTTTTGCTTTGCGGTTTGCTTCCCGTTTTGCTTGGCCGTTTGCTTTCGGCTTTGCTTGCGTCGTTGCTTGACGATTTGCCGCCGTTGCCTCCCGCCACGATGCGCGAGCGGGAGGTTTCCATGACGGGCCGTATGGCCGTTAGCACCGCTTCCTGGGTGTCGGTGCGCGGCTCGGGTTCCTCGCCCGTGCGCAGGTATCGGACGATCATGCCTATAAGCTCGTCGCCCTCCCTGCGGTTGCGAAGCCTAAGCGGCCCGTCGATGAGCGAGTCCAGGACTTGCACGCCGCCGTCACCCCTAAAAGGGAATGTCGTCGTCGTACACGTCCATCGACTGCTGCACGGGCTGCTGGGGCGCTTGCTGCGGGGCCTGCGGTGTCTGCTGGGGGGCGTACTGCGGCACGGGTGCTGGTGCTTGCTGGCGCGGCTGCGGGGCGGCAGGCGGGTTCTGGTAGGCCTGCTGAGCGTTCCACTGGGGTGCTTGCTGCGGCTGGTACGCCTGCTGCGGTGCCTGCTGGGGCGCGTAGGCCTGCGGTTGGTAGCCCTGCGGCGCGTACTGCTGCGGCTGGCCCTGCTGGGCGTTGGGGTTCTGGCTCAGAAGCTCCACCTCGTCGGGGATGACTTCGAGCTTCGAGCGCCTGCCGCCGCCGTTCTTGTCCTCCCACGAGCTGTAGCGCAGCTTGCCCTCGATGGCCACCTTCATGCCCTTGCGCAGGATGCGGCTCAGGGCCTCGGCGCGGTTGCCGAACATCGAGCAGTCGACGTAGTTCGCGTAGTCCTCCCACTGGCCCGTCTGCTGGTTCTTTCGGCGGTCGTTGACCGCAACGCCGAAACCGAGAACCGCCATGCCGCCCGCCGTGCTGCGAAGCTCGGGGTCTCGCGTCAGGTTGCCCGTAATGTTCACTCGGTTGATGCTCACAAAAAGCTCCCTTCTCCGGTGCCGCCGCTCGTCCACGTCCTCTGGATGTCGGCGTCAACGGTCTTGATCCTCAACTTGATTGCCATGATTGCCTCGCTCGAGGCCTTGTAGAGCGCTTCGGCGCAGTCGCGCAGCTGCTTCTTCTCGGCTATGTCGGGGCGTCCCCGGCACAGGTCGCTTATCACGGTGACCGGCGTGCCCTTGGAACGCTCCTCCAAGATGGCTATGCGCAGCGCCTTGCGGTACTCGGCCTCGTTCTCGGCGTACTGCTGGCCAGTCCTGCGCAGGGCCTCAAGCTCCTGCATGAGCTGGTCGAAAAGCTGCTCGCGCTCTCCGTACAGGTCTTGCATGGCCTACAAGACCGTCCACGTCGGGGTCGCGCAGCAACCGGGGTTCTGGATGAACTGCTCGTACTGCTCGCGGCTGTTGAAGCGGTAGGCGGTGCCGCAGGCCTTGCACTTGGCGTCGAACGGCCCCTGCACGGGCGGCTCCTTCTCGGGCTTTTCCACGCCGTTCAGGGAGTCCGGGTCGCTCGTGCCGTCGATGTCGAACATGCCGCAGAGCGCGTACTTGCGCGCGTAGCTCGACGCCGAGCCGGTGAGCTGCGTCTCGCTCATGCCCTTCTGGGCGAGCGGCTCGCGGGCGTAGGCGCAAATGACGATCTCGCCGGGCGTGCCGTCCTCGAACTTCACGAGGCAGGTGGCCTTCACGTAGAAGCGGTCGCCCACCTGCTCGATGGAGTCGTTGAGGGTGAAGAACACGCCCGCGTCACGGCAAGGCTCCTTGAGCGCGGCAACGATGTCCTCCATCGAGCGGTAGTAGTAGTTGCCGTGCGCGTTGTACCGCGCCTTCGGCACGACCACGGAGCGCTGAACCTGCGCCACCGCCTGGTCGATTGTCATGTGCTTGTCGTCTGCCATTCGATGCTCCTAACGGATCGTGCGCTCGTAGACCTGCTGCAGGGTGCCGCGCTTGAACACGCCGCTCACGCCGATGCTCCCGCAGAAGCGCCCGATGGCCTGCATCTGGTCGGTCGTGGCGGAGTCGATGAGCATCACGCAGGGGGTTGCGGGGCCACTCGACACGGGCGCCGGTGAGGCAACTGGTGCGGGCGCGGGCGCCGGTGCGGCAATGGGTGCGGGGCCGATAGGCTCGTCGCCGATCTCCTGCATGGGGCTTCCGCCCGGATACCAGTTGCCGGCGGGTTCGGGCGCGGCCTTCGGCTCTGGTTCAGGTTCCATGGCGGCTTTCAGCTCGGCAATGCGCGCGGCCTCTTCTGCCGCCTTGCGGGCCGCTGTGAGCGCTGCGCCCAGGTCGAGGGTCGCGAACAGCTCGCGCTCGGCCTCGGCATAGAAAGGCTCGCCCTCGAACTGTGACTTAAGCGTTTCCCAGTCGCCCGCCAGCTTGGAGACCTTCGCCTCAAGCGCCTCGCAAGCCTTGATCTCGCCGAAGGTCTTGTTGAGCCACTGCGGCTCGTGGAAGCGCTCATAGGGCACGACGGGGGCCAGAAGCCCGGCGAATTCCTCGTAGTGCTCCTGCAACTTGGCGTAAGCGCGGGCCTTGCGCTCTTCCTCGGCCTGGTCGAGCTGCGCCTTGATGTTGTCGGCGGCTTCGTCGATGATGGCCGTGATCTGCTTGCAGCGCTTCTCGAAGGCGTCGAGCGGCTTGCTGTACTCGCGCTTCACGGCCTTGCGGCGCTCGTCGATCTCCTTCTTGAGGCCGTTGAGGTAGCTGCGGTCGTGCTTGGCCTCTGCGATGTTCTCCTTCTTGGTGAGGTCGTAGGTCGCTCCATCGTAGGCCTCGACGGTCTTGCGCACGTGGGCTTCGAGCGCGTCGAAGTTCGCCTCGATGACGGACGGCTTGTAGGCCACGGTCAGGCTCGATGCGTCCTGCTCCTCGATGACCTCGGCCACAACGTTCTCGGCTTCGTTACTCATCCCAGACCTCCCCGGTCTCGTCGTCGAAGTCCATGGCCTGCTGGGTGTCCTCGGCGGTCAGGATCACGTACTTGCCGTTCTTCCTCATCATGGGGAAGGCGTTCGCGTCCTCCATAAGTACCTCGAACTGCAAGGTGGCCGTGCCGCCCTTGATGGTGGCCTGCTTGAAGAAGGCGCGGATGCTCACTGCGGATGCCACGGCTAGTCCTCCTTCTTCACGCCGAAGATGATGCTCATGACGTGCTTGGCGGCCTGCTCGGCCTCTTTGCGGCGCGCCTGCTCCACAAGCTCCCGGTTGGTGTTCTCGTTGACGACCTGGTAGCCCTTGGCGCGCACGTCCTCGGGGTAGCTTTCAAGCGCGGCCTCGGCCAGGGCGATCATGGCCCACCAAGCGCCCGCGTCCTTCTCGTTGGCCTCGGCCTCGCCGCCCGCCACAATGAGGGCGTTCACGGCGATGCAGCTGGTGAGGTCGATAAGCGTCTCGATGCTGTCGGTGCGGCTCATGCCGTCGTTCACGTTGTTCTCGAAGTGCTTCATTTCTTCTCCTTCACGTACTCCTCGACGAAGTACTCGATGTAGATGCTGATAAACGGTTGCGTCCCGTGGCAGGGCCTCGGGCGCTTGTCCACGGTGCAGGTGATCACCTGCTGGTCGTCCTTGAAGGCAAGGCCGTTGAGCGAGTCGCAGACGAGCTTGCCCACGTTGTCCCAGTCGGGCTTTCCCATGTCGGAGCGCCCTTCCCAATACTTGGGGTTGCTCTTAGCGAGCGGTCGGTAGGTGGATATGCGCATCCTCACGGGGCCGTCGTGCCCGGCGAAGGTCTCGCCGTATTCGGCCCGCCACGCGTCGCGCACCTCCTTCTCGGCCTTCAGGGTCTTGGTGGGGGTGTAGGTGCGGTGGTTGCGGTAGTCGGTCATGGGGCGCTGCTTTCCGACAAGCTGGGCGGGGTGCATGGTGATGTGCGCCGTGGCAGCAAGGGTTCGCCGCCAGCTCATTCGCTGAACCCATCGCTCTGGCTGCGGTGCTTGTTGAAGGCTCCGCGCAGCTCCGGGTATCGCGCCTCCATGATTCTGGCAAGGGCGGGGGCTATGCCGTTCTTGCAGCCCACGTGCAGCTCGTTGCGCACCATGTTCACCAGGTAGTTGATCGACACGTAGCCCTTCTCCTTGAGGCGGCGGGCGTTGGAGAGCATGAACCGCCACGCCTCGGGGTTGGCCTCGATCCACTTCTTGGCCTCGGCAACGTCCTGCTCGCCAGCCATGCCCAGGCCGAAGATTTCAAGCTGGTTACTCTGGGGTTTGGGGCGGTATCTCTCGTCGTTACGCATTGAGCACCGCCATGCTGCCCACGGCTCGCTGGGCCTCGGCAACGGCCTGGTCCATCGTGGGGATGACCCAGAGCCAGAGCACGGCGAGGAAGATCATGAGGGCCGCGAGGAAGCCGACCATGACGCCCGCCCTGAACTGGGAGCGCTCAAGCTGCTCCTGTGCCGTCGGGCGCTTGCCCTCGAATGGTATGATGGATGCAGTCTCGTAAGAGACCGCGTTTTGGCGGGTGCCCGATGTGTGGAAGCTGGGGGCGCTCGCTTTCTTTTTGCTCTGCATATCCGTTCTCCTTTCGGTGTTGTCGCAGGTCATTGCTAGGGCGCTTTTTAGGGCCTCTTTTTTGCCGCCTTTTTCGCCCTGCTCTTCTGGCTGTAGTAGCGCTGTCTCTCGCGGTCGTTCCTCTTCTCCCTGATCGCCTCCTCCTTCATCGCGTTGGCCTGTTCGGCGAGGTCTGCCATGTGAAGCTCCTTCGTGCACTCGATGCACCAGCCGCTGACCCTGTTCAGCGGGCGGAACGTCCATTGGCCGCAGTGTGAGCATTGGCGGCGCTTGCGGAGTGAGAGTCCGCACTTCCGCGCCATGTGCTTCACCGAGTCGATGGAGCGCCCGAGGTCCTTGGCTACCTGCTTGGCGCCGTCTCCGGCGTGCTCTTCGAGGTATCTGAGCTCACGTGTAGACCACTGCTTCACGCCTTCGCTTCTCCCTTCTGCTGGCGTTCCCATTCGCGGTATGCCTGACGGATCGTCGAGCACATGCCGTCAAAGGCAACTTCGCGGGCGGTCTTCTGACGCTGCTCCTGTTGCTTCTCGTCGCTCAT